AGTCGCCTGCCCACGGAGGCGCAGGCCGAGATGAGTGAGGTGAAACGCGAGTGGCTGTCTGGTGCTCTTCAAGGGGCGCCGATCGTCACCGTGTATCGAGGAATCGTCGCCCGTTGCACGGAGGTTGGATGGCACGCTCCAGAAGCCGAACAAACAATCAGTCGGTGGCTGCGGTCGCCCGACAGGTAGAGGTCGGCAGGGACGCAGAGGCGGCGCGGCTCAAGAGCGAACTCGCCACGCTTCGCAAGAAGTACGACGCTGCGCTGCACCGGCTCGAAGCCGAGAGGGACGCCGTCGCGAGCCTGACGGCCCTCGCCGACGTCAAGTCGAAGAAGATCGACCGCCGCCGGCCCCGCCAGGGAAAGCCGGAGGCCACGGCGATCCTCGTGCTCTCCGACTGGCACGTCGAAGAGGAAGTGCGGCCTGAAACCTGCCGCAACTTAAACACGTTCACGCTGGAGATCGCCGACCGCCGAATCCAGCAGCTTGTCCAGCGTGCGTCGATGCTTATCGAGCATGAGAAGCACCTGACGGGCATCCGACGGATCGTCGTGGCCGCGATTGGGGACTTCATAACTGGGCATATCCATGACGACCTCGTCGAGGTGACGCAGCTCGCCCCGCTGGCCGCAACGCGTTGGGCCGGCGAGCGGCTGGGGGGCGTCATCGACGCGATGCAGGAAATCGCCCCAGTCCTTGTGGCAACGTGCAGCGGCAATCACGGCCGCAGCACGAAGTTCCCACGAATGGCAACCGAGAACGACCACTCGTTTGAGCAGCATCTCTATTTGACGATGGCAGGCCAGGAGAAGCGAAAGACCGTCGAGTGGCAGGTGGGCGAGGGTTATCTCAACAACATCAACCTCGACGGATTCATCGTTCGGGCGCATCACGGCCATGCGATCCGATTTGGCGGCGGCGTCGGCGGCTTGACCATCCCGGCAAACAAGGCCATCGCGAACTGGAACCAGGCGCAGCGTGCCGATCTCGACATCTTCGGCCACTGGCACTGCTTTAGTTGGCTCCCGTATCGCTTTGTGGCGAACGGCTGCCTCATCGGCCACAACGCATTCGCCGACAGGATCAAGGCGGAATATCAGCCGCCATCGCAGTCCCTCGTCATCATCGACCACGAGCACGGGCGGGTCACGAAAGTGCTGCCCATCTTCCTCAAATGACCAACGACGAAATCCAACGAGCCTGGACGCTCGTCAACAAGTACGGCCCGCCTAACTCCTGGACGGCAGCGAACGGCACCCTCGCCGCGGCCTTGGGCCGGGCCTTGGAGGAGATCGAGCGGCTCAAGTACCGGGTCGCGATGATGGAAAACAACCCGCCACCGCAGTGGCTAGGAAGGGCCGACTAGATGCTGATCGGCGTGTGCGGGGCGGCGGGAAGCGGCAAGGACACGATCGCGGGCATCTTGGGCTTCGACCGGGTGGCATTCGCGGACCCGCTCTACGAGATGGTCGCGATCGTCACCGGGATGACGCCCGACGAGATGCGCGACCGCGAGGCGAAGGAGCGGCCGATTGACTGGCTCGGGCAGTCGCCCAGGCAGCTTCTCCAGACCCTCGGCACTGAATGGGGCCGTGGCATGGTCAGCGAGACGATCTGGGTCGACACGGCTATGCGGCGCGTGCAGCGGCTGCTCGACGAGGGCCGAGACGTTGTCATCACAGATTGCAGGTTCGACAACGAGGCCGCAGCGATCAAGGCTGCCGGCGGGGTCGTCTGGCAGGTCGTCCGCGGGAGCGGAAGCATCCAGGGGCTCGCCGCTCGCCACGCCAGCGAGGCCGGCGTCTCGCCGATTCTGATCGACCGCGTGATCGGCAACTGGTCGACCATTGAGCGGCTTCGCCAGACCGTCGACGCCGCCATCGCGGCCTGCCCAAAGGCTACAATACAACAATAGCCCTGTGACACGCCACGAGCGGCCCATCGAGGCCCGCAACGCACAAGGAGGTGCGGAATATGTCCGAGCCGAAGATTCGTCGTAAGTTCAAGGCCGTTCCGATTACGCTCTCGACGTCGGTGGCCGCTGCCACGACGCTCCGATGGGATGACGTTGCCGGCGGCACGCTCGAAATGGGCACCGTCAGCACGGCGGCCACAACTGTCCAGGTCTGGGCATCGGACGCCACCACCGGCACATTTGGCCGCCTCTATAAGGTCGACGGCTCGGCGGCTGACCTGACCCTGGCCCCCTCGACGACCGAGGCTCGCGTCTATGCGCTGCCCGACGAGACGTATGGCTGCGGTGCCATTCGGCTTGTGGCCGCCCAGGCGGCTGCCACAGCGGCCTCGTGCATCGTGACGATGAAGTCGTGAGGCTGGCGACGATGACAGCCGACGAACTCAAGCAGGGCATTCTGGACTCGCTGTTGCGGGTCGCCGAACGCTTCGGCGTTCCGGTGGTTCTCCTTGGCGTAGTGATCTGGCTGGGCCGCGAGGCGGCAATCACACTGCACGGAACGCTCGTTGAGCCGATGGTCGAGGCCCACGTCCAGTTCCTTGAGGCGACGAGCGAGACGCTCAAGGAGATTTCAGCGGCGCAGGGCCAGCAGGTTGAGACGCTGGAAGAACTGGCTCACGGACAGCGTGAACTCCGCGAGCAGGTCAGGACTGTGATCTCCGGACCAAAGCCGCCCGTGCAGAATTAGTCTCTCCATCACCACAATAGCGCACTCCCATGAGCCCAATGTCACCGCGTTTGCTTCGCCCCCGCTCTACGGGCTTCCACCCGGAGGCTCAGGTGTGGCGGAACGCCGTCATCGCCAACGGCGGCACGGTGAGCGGATCGACGCTGGCGGCGGTCAGCCAGTTCTGCTTGGCTATCGACGCGGCGGGTATCCGGGATCGGTTCTACCGATTGAACCTTTTCTGCGGCAATGGGCTTTCGGCCGCACTCGTTCCCCTGTATCGCGGGCCGAGTCGAACCAACACATTCGGGAACACGACGGACGTTGCTGTAGCGTTCGTTGGGCTTGGCACAGACTATACCGAGTTGGGGTCGACGGGCGGGCTGACGGGCAACGGCAGCACCAAGTATTTGCAGACGGGACTCGCGCCTTCGGCGTGGATAGGGGCGTCCGCTGGCTCTCACCTTGCCGCGTACAAAAACACCTCTACTAACAGTGGCGTTCTGTTGTCGTCTCGGTTCAACCCAGCCGACTCAGCGCAGCATCAGAATTACGAAATTGGGGCTGGCGGTAATCACGCAGGCGGAAATACGGGATCATATCCACCGCCGGGAACACATAACTCGTTGCTCGGAGTGACGCGAGAGCCGGGTGGCGCATCTGCCCCAAATCGGGCATTTCGCAACACGTTGCTTACAGAAACCAACGCTGGCGGAAACGCACCGGCGGCTACCAGCGTGCCGATTGCAGTGTTTGCGCGGAACTCGCAATCGACTGACACCAATTCGTACTCCGGCATGGTTTTGTTTTCCAATCAACGTCTGTCGGCGTACAGCGTTGGCACGCACCTTAGTAGTGCTGCGCTAACGTCCTACAACACCGCGATGCAGGCGTTCCAGACCGCGCTCGGGAGGAACGTATGACGCTCTCGCAGTTCCTGTCGCATCCGCTTCCAGACACCGCAACGCTGCAAACTCTTGCCATCGTTTTTGACACAACTCTTGCCCAAAAAATGATCGACGCGCATGCGTGGTACGGCGACCAACGCTACGGCGTGCATCCCGGCGCGACGGCTGACGGGCGGTGGTTTCATGTAGCGGACATTCTCACGCAGTGCATTGCGCCCGCAGGCATTTACGCAGCGGGTTTCTCAAGGCTGGACACCCAGAACTTCTCGCTGGTGCAGGTGGTGCCGCTGTCCAGTATTGAGATTGCGAGCCCGCCGCCAGTGCAGTTGTCGCCCAATCCGCAGCCTGTGGTGTGACGCTCTTCACCTTAGAGAGAGCCGGTGCGCTCTTGCACCAGAGGTGCGACCGTTACAGAACCTATGCCAAAAGAAAAACGGGCATAGGTTTCTGGTCCGCACGGGTAGAATTTGAGCCATGCCAACCGTCACCCTCCGATTCACGTTGCCCGACGAACAGAGCGAGTACGACGCCGCCCGGCTGGGCGGCGAGGCGTTGTCTACGCTGTGGCAGATCGACCAGCACTGCCGCAAGCGGATCAAGTATTGCGAGATTACGACCGACGAGGTTCACGCCCTGGAGTACGTTCGTGCGATGATCCCGGCAGAGTTGCTGGAAACTGGCACCGACTGACAGTTTCACTACACGCCGCAGAGAGGGACATATGACAAGCGAGTGGATTTCGGTGAGCGACAGGATGCCGCAGGAAGGCGTCCGGTGCATCATTGCGACAAGGATTCCGGGCCGCCACGTTATCGACGGTGAGCCAAAGGACGGCCACGAAATAGATTTCGGTGAGTGGGCTGGCGACCGATGGAAGCGATTTGCGATCCCCTGCGTGTCCATCATGCACCCGTCGATGGTCAGCCATTGGCTGCCGCTGCCCGAGACGCCGGTGCGCTACTGAAATCAGAGAGGGACGCCCCTTCCCATATAAGGAAAACGACGTTTCGTGTTGAGTTTCCAATATGGTCGGTGACGCAGCGCTGTCATCCCACCTTCGGAATGACATCAGGCGCCGCCCTTGGCTTTGCAATCCGAGGGTCGATGTATTTGCGAGTCACCGCAGGGCTGGAGTGATCCAGCAGCGCCTGCGCTGATTCGCCGGCCGCGTGGTAGTAGCTCGCGGTCGTTTTTCTGATTCTGTGAAATTTGCTTCGCCTGTCGCTCGAAAGCCCGGCTCGCTTCACGATTCTTCCAAATCGCCCCCAGATGTGCGTATACGTCCTGTCCCATGGAAACACTAGGTCTTCAGCCGTTCGGGAGCCGCGAATTTCGCGCAGCGCGCAGGCAGTTGGCTGGGAAATCTGGCGAATTATGTCTCGCCTGCCGCCTTTTCGAGACTCGGCAACAAACAAAACGCTGTCGTCGCGAACGTGCTTCCACTTGAGCGATAGCACCGCCCCGATGCGCTCCGCGGAGTCGTAGCAGAGCAGAATGATCGCGCGCCACCACATGGGGGCCGCAATGCCTGCTATTTCTCCAGGCTCCGTGGCGGCGGCAGCAAGAATCGCCGACACCTCGCTTGAAAACCAAGCCTCTGGGACTCGCTCCGGAACCCGCACGGTCGGCATCGTCGGCCATGTGTCGACAAGTTTTCTGCGGGCGGCGAATTCCCACAGCGCGCGAAGCTGGGCGCGGTCTTTTGCTGCAGTCGCCGGCTCGCGCTCGCGGACACGCTGGGCGAGAAATTTGGCGATCTTCAGTTCTTCGAGATCGGCAAGCTCGGGATCGCGCCCGAGATTCTTGGCGAAAGCAGATATGGTGAACCCATAGACTGCAATGGTTCGCTCTGAAATCGCCTTAATCGGAGCATAAAAGTCGTTCAGAAGTTCGTTGAGTGTCACGGTGGGGTACTCCCTTTGAGTAGGTGCCACCTCCCTGCGATTCAGTCAAGCCCCCGCCGCCTTTCGGGAGTCAGTACGAAGAGCCTTTTGCTCCTACAATCCGGATACTCCTTTTCGATCAACTGTCTCCATTTTTTTCGCGCGACGCTGGTGGCCCCGGCGCCGTTTGTCGCAACAACGGAAATTTCGTCACAATCCTCAACGTCGCCGTCCTGCCATTCGACGACGACCCTGAATCTGCGGCGCTTCATTCGTGCTCCTCCGTGAGACGATTGAAGTCTCCTATCCTCCATTCGACTTGTCAAGCCTGGGCAACTGCGGGATTATTAACGACATGAGGGATGAGGCAGTCGGGACATACGAGGCAGCCGGGCTTCTGGCGATGCACTTCTCGAAGCCAAAGAGGCTCGCGGAGCAGGGGGTTCTCTCGTCCAGGGCTGTCGGCGGGCAGGCTGGCCGCGAGTTTCTCGTGTATTCCTCCAGGGAATGCGACGAGAACTACAGGGACTACGAACGCAACCGACGCGATTCCGGGGGTGTCGGGAGACCCCGCACAGCCGAAACGGCCCGCACAGAGGCTTTACGGAGGCTTGGCGCGAAAGACAGGGTGCGGATTAGCTTCGGCGACGCCATCGGTGTTGAGGGTGCGGCGAAGATACTAGGTGTCTACTGGACGCTCGTGCCGAGGCTTGCTGCGGAGGGGAAGATTTCCGGACGGATTCTGTGGTCAGAAAGAGCCTCTCGGTCTCGGCTCTGGATTTTCTCTCGCGAGTCGTGCGAGAAGCGGGCCGCAGAAGTTAAGCGGCAGGAAGAGGCCGGCACCAAACGTGGTCGCCCTCGCCTCGCCGCCAATCGCTGAAATTCTTTTTGTTGACCTGTAGCGATGTCCAGCGTATGCTGCCTCCCTCACGGAGGAGCGGCGCATGTGGCAGCACCAGCAGGAAGCGGTCGAATGGGCGAATGGGCGGCTTTGCGTCATTCTGCACATGGGGATGGGGACGGGAAAGTCGCGATGCCTGCTTGAAATCCTGAAGCGGGAGGGGCTGAAGCGAGTCCTCATTTGCTGCCCCAAGGCGGTAATTCCGGCCTGGAACAAGCAGGCCGGCCTGTGGCTGGACGGCTACAGGGTACTTCTGCTCACGAAGGGCAACTCGGCTCAAAAGGAACGCGCGCTCGCGTGCGCGTTGGCCGACTCGTCCCCGCTGATCGTGGTCGTGAACTACGAGGCGGCATGGCGGATTCCGCTGATCGAAAAGACCTCCTGGGACGCTCTTTGCTACGACGAGTGCCACCGACTCAAAGCCCCGAGCGGCACGACGAGCCGATGGGCTGCGAGGATGGGGAAGAAAAATCCAACTGCGAAGCGCGTCGGCCTGTCTGGCACGCTGCTTGCGCACAGCCCGCTCGACGCTTACGGAGTGTACCGGGCCATCGAATCGCCGGTCTGCCAGACGTTCGGAACGTCGTACACCACGTTCAAGGCGGCCTACGCGATCACGAATCCGCGAATTCCTGGCATGGTGGTTGGCTACAGAAACACAGAGCAGTTTGGCACGAAGATTGCAGACACGACATTCCATCGACGATCCGAGGACGTTTTGGATTTGCCGCCGGTCATGCACGACCAAATCGACGTAGAACTGAATCCGCAGGAAGCGCGTCTCTACAAAGAGATTGAGCGCGATTTTTGTGCCGTCATGGAGGATGGCGAGGTCACGCCTGCGAACGTGCTCGTTCAGTTAATCCGCCTGCTCGAAGTCTGCGGCGGCAGCGTCCACAAGGACGGCAACAGGCAGGCGACGAAAATCAGCGACACTCCGAGCAAGGCCGCGGCGCTCCGAGAAATTCTCGAGGACTTGCCGCCAAGCGAGCCGGTGGTCGTGTTCTGCAAATACAAGGCAGACCTCGAAGCGATTATGGAGGAGTGCCGCAAACTCGGCCGTGCAGCCAGCGAGTTGTCGGGCAGCAAGAACGAACTCGAAGACTGGCAGGCCGGCAAAACAACAGTCCTGGCGGCCAACACAGCCAGCGGCGGCATCGGAATAGACCTGACGCGGGCCGCGTATTGCGTGTTCTACAGTTGCGGCCACAGCCTGTCGGAGTATTTGCAGGCGATTGCCCGCCTGCATCGCCCTGGTCAGACCAAGACAACGCACTTTTATTCGCTCGTCGCCACCGTGGACGGCGGGATGACCGTGGATGGGGGCGTCTACAAGGCGCTCTCGGAGAGAAAAGAGGTGATTGATGCAATTATCGAACGCTACAGAGCAACACACAGAACTGTCGGCGCTGCTTGAGCGCGTGACGGAATTAGACAAACAGATTGGCACGCTTTCTGCACAAGTCGAAGAACTGCAGCGACAGCGAGCGCAAATCGAAGGTCTGGCTGTGGAAGAAATGCGATCACAACGGCTCGACGGAGTTCGAGTCGCAGGGAGGAGTTGGCGGGTCGAGGAAGCCCTTCGCCTGTCAGTGCCGAAGGAACGGCGAGACGCGGTGCTGGAGGCAGCGCGTGCGGCCGGGATCGAGGATGCGATCACGACCGTGGCAACGCCGACCTTGAAAAGTTGGCTTGTGGAACGGGCGAAAGAGGCCGGAAGGGAAGCCGGCCGGCCCTTCTCCGCAGGGACTCCGTTCGAGGGTCTCGTCGGTGAGTTCGTGGAGTTGAAGTTGCGGCACCTCACTGTGGGGTGACGCTGGATCGGTGGTTTCTCAAGAAAGAGAGAGAACGAATGGCAACTACTGCCCTGTCGACGGCCAAGGCCGTTGATTTCCCGGCGCTCGCGCCGAACAGCCGCCAGATGCAGATCATTGCATCGAATCTGGAAGGCGAACAGATGAGCGAGACCGATCTCGTTCGCGTCAAGACGCCACTCGGCGGCGCGACGCAGTGGACGATCGACGTCGACGGCAACGTCGAGACGACCGACGAAATCGTCGGCCTGCTCGTCGGTGTCGGAAAGAAGGGACTCTTGTGGCCGCAAGAAGACCCGTCGGAGTCCAGGCCGGTGATCGTCTCGAACGATCTTCTGGTCGGGCACCGAGTCTCGGACGACCTCGGCTCGATCGACCCGGCGGTGCTTGAGCGCTACCGGATCGGCGATCGGAAGTACGACTGGGTCGCGCTCGCGAACTCGACTGAGTTCGGCTACGGCTCGGCTCGGTCTGGCAGCGGAAAGCGGTGCAAGGAGGCCCGCGTTCTGGCGATTCTTCGCCAGGGCGAAACGTGGCCGATCCTCGTGACGGTCGGCCCAGGCAGCCTGCGGAACATCATTCCGTTCCTCAAGCGCTTGCCATGCTTCCCGCACGAGGCTGTCGTCGGCCTGAAGTTGACGCGTGCGAAGGGCAAGGGCGGCCAGCCCTACAGCCAGATCGTGCCGCGGCTTGTCGGGCAGATCAGCGAGGAGCAGGGCGAGGTCGCCCGTCGCACCTACGCCGACCCGATTCGCACCATGTTCACGGCGCCGCCCCTTGGCGGTGCCGGCGGCGTGGAGGTCTCTGGCGACGACGACGAGTAGTCACAGCGGCTGTGGCGGCGGCCAAACCGGCGTAACTGCCGGCCGCCAGCCCAGCCGGCGGTGGCTTGGTAACACCGGAAGTCGACGTCTGCACAGCGACAATCTCCGCGCCGAGTGCATCCGTTGGCGTTTAGCCGCTGGAGGGCGACACACCACCGCCCTCCAGCGGCGCTTTTACGAAGGGATTCGGAATGGAAGACATCTTCAAGGCATCAGCAGATTACGCATCCCGCGGGTGGCGGGTAACGCCGATTCATGGGTTGCGAGACAACGATCGGTGCTCGTGCAAAAACCCAGACTGCGGAACACCAGGAAAGCATCCTGTTGTTTCTGGCTGGCAGAAGTCGGCCACGACCGACGAAGACACGATTGCCGAGTGGTTTGACGGCACGAACTACAACGTCGGCGTCGTGCTCGGCGAGGCGTCTGGCATTGTCGACATCGAGTGGGACGACGAGGGCGGCAAGGAAACCGCCAAGAGATACGGCCTCACAGACATCGAAACGCCGACATACACCTCGCACCGAAGCGAGCATCGAATCTTCAAGTTCGATGGCCGACTGCCGGCGCAGGCGGTCATTAAAGTCGGCGGCCTCGAAGTGCGCATCGGCGGCGGCGCCAAGGGGGCGCAGTCAGTGTTCCCGCCGTCGCTGCACGCCAGCGGCGTGCGGTATCGCTGGAAATACGGCTTCTCTCCAGACGAGGTCGACGTCGCGCCGATTCCGGACGCGTTTCTGCAGGCGATCGTCAACGCGGGTTCCGGCGGCGAACTGTCTGTGCCGAAGCGGCCCGCCACGGAGATTCTGCACAAGGGGGCCGGCGAAGGCGAGCGGCACAGCGAAATGTGCAGGTACATCGCTCGGGCCTGCATTCAGATGCTCGACCCACACGACCCACGAGAGCAGCAAGACACGCTGGCGATGACGCGGGCGATCAATCAGACCATGTGCCGGCCGCCGCTTGGAGACAAGGAACTGACGTCCATCTGGCAGGGGCAGCTCAAGTGGGCGATCAAAGTTAGGGCTGCCGGAGAGGGGCCGGCGTTCCTCAAGGAAAAACTGGAGTCGCACCTGTCAGGCGAGGAGGAGCCTGCCGAGGAGTCGGCTGTCGACACGCCGTTTACGCTGACCGGTCTCGAATACCGTGACGGCGAGTGGTTTCCGGGTCGGTGGCGGCTGCGGGTCATCCACAACGACCCGGTGATCTACGTCCTGGCGCTGCCAATTCACACAAAAGGTGAAGACCGGGTCGTGGACGTCACGATGGACGCCGAGACGTATCGGTCGGCAGCCAAGGTGGCGCATGCTGTGCTGGAGGCCACCCACACGGTCATTCTGGACGAGGTTCCGGAGACCTGGGCGACCATTTGGTGCGGCAAGGGTGCCAGGAGGGGGCAGCCTGCCATTCGCGGCCTCAAGGCGAAACTCATGGACTCGGCCGCCGAGGAGGAGCCGACCGTGGAGGGGCTTCGCTACGCTCGGGTCGCTGGGTGGCTTCTAGACGTCCTTTCAATCACACCGGAGCCTGGGGCCGAGGAAACCGACGACGGGGTTCCTGACGCCGGCGGGAGGCCGTCCTGGGTGCGTGCCTCCGACGGCGAGTGGGAACTGTGGTTCTCCTGGGGGCGGGCCTGGGAGGACGTAGACAGGGGCCGCAGGAAGCTTCTGGACGGAGATCAGCAGATGGTCAAGCGGCTGATTCTGGCCGAGACCGGCGAGGTCGAGTTCGTGGTCGGCCGGCACCGGGGGGACGGCGGCTCGTCGAAACGCTATATCCGCTTTACTGCCAAGCACTTGCGCGCACTGGAGCGAATCGCGACCGGCGAGGCGGCGAAAAGTCCTAGTTATATAGAGAATTTTGGGACATAGTGCCCCAAAAAGTCGTGGATTTCTGGAAAAGTGGTACAAACGCACTTAAGTTGAGTCCTGGCAAGGCTTTGCGTTGTACCAAAGTTTGGTCAACACCTGACACCTTTGTGGGAAAGTGGTATGAAACAGGTCGCAAGGCTCGTCGGCGGGGCTGGAACCGGGAAGACCACGGAACTTCTCGGGGTCATGGAGGCCGCCAAGGCTGCGCTCGGCGGCAGCCCGTTCTCCATTGGGTTTGCCAGTTTCACCAGGGCGGCCAGGGCCGAGGCGGTCTCTCGGGCGAGCGCCGCCTGGGAGGTGCCGCCGGAAGTCCTGTCGAAGGACGGTTGGTTCAAGACCGTCCACGGAACCGCCCACAAGATGCTCAAGATCGAGAAGGGGCAGTTGATCGACGACTCGAAGGCCAGCCAGCGGTGGGTGGCAGACGCCCTCCGCGTCGACGTCCGTGTTATCATGGATGATGATAGTGGGTACTCTATCTACGCTGGGGATACTGCAGCCGCTGGTGCTCTGAACTGCTGGGAGATCAGCAGGGCGCGAGTCGAGCCGCTCAAAGAGACCATCACCAGGATGGCTCGAACTGGGCAGAGTCCTCCGTCGTTCGCCGAGTGCAAGCAGTTCATCACGCGATACGAAGAGGCGAAGCGGCTCGAAGAGCGCTGTGATTTCTCCGACCTGCTCGCCCGCTACGCCGGAATCAAGTTTGACACCGACGGCTTCTACAGCGTCGATCCGCAGGGTGAACTCCCCCCGAGCGTGAAGGCGTGGATTTTCGACGAGGCCCAGGACGCCTCGAAGCTCGTCGACCTCGTGTGCAAGCGGCTGGCCGGCGGGCCGAATGTCGTGTGGGTCTATCTGGCCGGCGACCCTTTCCAGAGCATCTTTGGCTTCGGCGGCTCCGACTCGACGCATTTTATGGGATGGGCAGCCGACAAAGAGCGCGTCATGAAAAAGTCGTGGCGGTGCCCGAAGCCAGTGCTCGAACTCGGGGAACGGTGCCTGCGAAAGATGCGGCTCGGTTACTGGGACAGAGGGATTGCACCTGCAGATCACGACGGCGAAATACGCCACGACTCTGGCCCGACTTCAGTAGTCCCAAAACTCGACCCAACGCAGCCGACGCTCATCATTGCCCGCTGCAACTACACGCTCGACGACTGGTCGGACGTCATGAAGAAGCGAGGAGTCCCGTTTGCGAAACTCAAGGCCAAAGACGACACGGCGGTTCTGCGAGGAACAAGGGCGCTCTGGGACTTGGAGCACGGCACGGCAGTAAACGGCGAGGACTACGCCTGCGCCGTCGCCGAGATTCCAACGAGAGGCGCCGGCGGCCCACTCATGATGCGCGGTGCGAAAACGGCGTGGACGAAAGACGCCATGATCGAGCGCTGGGACAGGGTGTTTCCGAACCAGATCGAGGCCACCGGAATGACGCCGTATCTGGTGGAACGGATAAAAGACGGAACATGGGCAGAGTTGATAACTGGCGGAGATCGCTGGAGGGCCGCAGCGCTCAAGTGGGGTGCCGAGTTGGCTACCCGGCCACAGATCAGAATTGGCACGATTCATGCAGCGAAGGGCATGGAGGCCGACACCGTTTGCCTTGCAACCACCACGAGCCGCCGAGTTCACGAGGGTCAGGTGCTCGACCCGGCGCAGCACGACGAGGAGCGGCGCGTCGAGTACGTCGGAGTGACGCGGGCGCGGAAGAAGCTGATTCTGTGTTCGGAGCCGGCTGATTACAGGATGATGATATGACGGCTGCCCTTCTGTTCGACATCTCGCCAGAGGAGCCGGAGCGCAAAAAAACGCGCCCTGCGCGTAAAAAGTCGCCAGAGCCGGCAAAGCAACATGAGCCGGAGTTCAGACCAGACCTGGACGCCGGTTTCTACGAAATTATGGGTCAGGTACACGGTTTGCATGAGTGTGCAGACGAGCGATGCAAATCGCGAAATTTCGACATCATCGACGAGTGGCGCGGAGAATGGCGAATCGAGTGCATGGTCTGCGGAACAGGACAGCGAGTTCCAGTCGTGCCTGGAATTCTCAAGGAGGAGGACGAGTTTCGCTTTCGCGACGGAATCTTCGCCGGCCTTTCAATCGACGAGGCGTCTCGCCAGGAGAACGGCCCGGAATACATCGCATGGGCTGCCGAATCCCACAAACGCAAAGCCGTGAAAGAAGCGTGCGCTTCTTGGCTTGACTCTAAACGCAAACACTCATAGGCTACTCGGCACCACAATCATGCCACTCAAGAAAACCGGCGGAAAGAAAAACGTCTCGTCGAACATCAAGACACTCATGAAAGACGGCTACAAGCACAAGCAGGCCGTCGCTATCGCTCTGGACATCGCCAAGAAAGGAAGCAGGGATGCTGGTCGTAACAAGAAAAGTCGGTGAGAAGGTCGTTCTCCCGGACGCACAGATCGAGATCACTGTCTCGGCCGTCATGAAGAATGGGAGGGTTCGCCTCGGCATCAAAGCCCCGTCGACCGTGAGGGTATTCCGCGAGGAGTTGCTCACCGAGAAGGCGGCCAAGAAATGACCCACGACATTGCCAACGGAGGGGCGATCCTGGCGCTGGCCGGCCTCGTGATTTACCTATCCATGTGGCCGTACATGACGGGTGACGAATGAACAGACACGTTCTCATCGGCGATGCCTACGAAATCATGTCGGAAATGGCCCCGCAGTCAGTCGACTGCATCGTGACGTCGCCGCCGTACTACGGACTTCGGACGTACCTGCCGGAAGACCACCACGACGCCGGCATGGAAATTGGCAGAGAGCCGACCGTCGACGACTACGTCCTTCGGCTGGCCCGAACCCTCGGGGTCGCCTGCAAGAGGGTGCTCCGCGACTCCGGAACTCTATGGCTCAACATCGGTGACGTTATGGAGAGCGGATCGCTGGCGATGATTCCGTGGAAGATCGCCGAACGCATGAAGTCGCATGGGTGGTGTCTGCGGTCGGCCGCCCCGTGGATCAAGCGCTCTCCGATGCCGGAATCGGCCAGAAACAGGCCGTCAAACGGCCTGGAGTACGTCTTCATGTTCACGAAAGTTGCGTCTGGCTACTACTACGACATCGACGCGGTTCGCAAGCCGGTGGCGGCGACGACGCTGGCTCGCGACAAATACACGAGGATCACGGCCGGCAAAGACGGCCCATACGCCGTTCGGCACGACCATGAGACGCCGAGCAATCCGAAGGGGCGCAACCGCCGCAACACCGACTGGTGGGTCGAAACAGTCGACGACGAGATCGTCGGATACGACTGCTCTGCGAAAGCGTTTCGCGGTCAGCACTTCGCGGTCATGCCGTCTGGGCTGATAGAGCCGTGTATTCTGGCCGGCTGCCCGGCCGGCGGCGTCGTGCTCGATCCCTTCTGCGGCTCCGGCACCGTGCTTGCGGTGGCAGAAAAACTCGGCCGCACCGCGATTGGGATCGACATCAACGAGCAGTTCGTCGGCCTCGCCCAGGAGCGCGTCGCGTGACCGACCTCCCCCGCAAACTCCGCGACAGCAAAACGCAGTGCAGGGCTGTGGACAGGTCGCTGCTTCTAGAAGAGGCGGCTCGAGAAATAGAAAGGATCGAACTGGAAAATGTCGAACTTCGGCTTGCCCTCGAAGCAATATCCGGCGCGTCGATGGAGTTGGCGAGCGCTGCCAGGATCAAGCACGTTACGCAAATGGTGGACAACATCAAGCAGATGGCTGCCCATTTTGAACGGATTCGCAAATGAAAAAGAAGGACGTCGACACCGCCTACGCGATTCTCAACGAAATGGGTGTGGCCCTGGACGGGATGGTGCTGATGATGCAGCGAATGGCGCAGGCAGCACAGGACTGCGAAGCAACGGGGCTTGCGTTCTCAGCGAACATGATGATCGAGGCTGTGGAAGCGTTTCACAAGGAAATGACCAAGTTTGTCAACGAAAGGATTTGCTGATGACAAGGCACGAAAGAGCGCTGGCGGCGCGTGGTTGGATGACCGTTGCGGAACTCCAGTGGCTTGAGGAAATCGCGCGAGACAAATCGCTTGTTATCGAGCTTGGGTCGTGGTGCGGAAGATCGAGCATCGCCCTTTCCTCTGCGAAAAAACTGATTTGCGTCGACAACTGGATCGGCTCGAAGAACAACGCCGAGGGCACTCCAGAAACCTGCATCTTGAGCGAGTTCACGGCGAACCTCGAAGAAGAGATCGCCGCCGGAACTGTGGAGACAGCCACTGGTTGCTTGTCGAACGAAGGTTTCATCGAAAGCAGTCTCATCGAGAGGTTCGCCGGCGAAGCAGACGTTGTGTTCATTGACGCCTGTCACGAGGAAGCCGAAGTCTCACGCGACATCGAGACTGCACTGGCGCTGCTGAAAGAAGGCGGAATCATCTGCGGCCACGACTACAGTTCCGCGTGGCCCGGCGTTGTCGCGGCTGTCACGAAGCGATTCGGCAATGTCGGCCGCGCCGCAGAGTCTATCTGGTGGGTGCAGCAATGAGCAGGCTGTCCATTCTCACTGTGTCTCGATGCGAGCCGCACTCGCTTCGCTTCCTGACGCACTTCCGCGCAGTCGCCGACATACTCGACGCCCCATTTGTCCTGGCCTGCGACCGATGCGATCCACCGCCGTTCCCGACGGCCGACAAAACGCTGCTGGTCGAGTGTAAAACGACAATCGAAGACGTCCTGGCGGAAGTTCACCTGCAGTGCGAAACACCGTGGGTGCTGCGACTGGACGACGACGAGACTCTCACGGCACACGCTATTGAGTGGCTATCCCGCTGGATTCGTGTTGACGACCAAGCCTCCGCAAAGGCCATCGCATTCCCAAGAGCAAATCTTTGGGGCAGCCACAAAACGAGGCTCGACGAAGAAGGTCTATGGCCTGACTTTCAGGTTCGTCTCATTCGCAGAGAGTTTGAGACGAGGGACACGCTGCACCAGGGGCTTGGCGTAGACCTCGTGTCGCCGGCCGCGATTCTGCACCACAAGTTCCTCGTGAAAGGCCGCGAAGAACGCGAGTCGATTGCAGATCGCTACGAAGCGACCTGGGAGGGCGCTGGCCGCGGTGAGCACTACGTCCGGTTCACGCTTCCGGAAAACGTCTTTGGCGAAAATCCGAGGGTGGCCTCGGTGGTTTGATCGGTTTCATCTCGAAAATGGAGTGAAAAGATGAAGAAGTTGCTTTTGTCGATGGTTCTCGCCGCCTGCGCCGCAGCCGGCCACGCGGCACAGACAACCACAGTGATCGTGGTTGAGACGACGGCGCAGCAAGACGCCGAGACGATGGCTCGCCGCGGATTTCTCGGCCACTGCGGCCGAAACGGCGGCCGGCGAGAGGGCGTCGGCTTCTCGGCGATTTCCGCCGACCACGCCATTCGCAGTTGCTGCTTCTGGGGCCGGTATCGCGTCCGCGAGATCGGCGTTGCCCGCGGCACCCGCGGCTGGTATGCGTGCGTGAGGTACGAATGAGACCGAAATGTGACGTCGATCGCGAAGAACTGCAGCGGCTCTGGTTCGACGACTCGCTGAACACCTGCGAGATCGCAGACAGACTTGGCGTGAGCATGAATACCATCTATCGGGAGCGCACCATTCTTGGTCTTCCGAAGCGGTATTCCGGCAAGCGACAGGACTGCGAACTCGACCCCACTCCGGAGCAGATTGAGGAGAGGGCGCTCGAAGTTCGGAGCCGATGGACTCCAGAGGAAGAGCGACGGAGAGGCGCTGGCGGCGCCAGCTCGCCGAGATGGAGGCCGCAGTCTTTCTCGATGGACTCAAGGGGTTTTGCAATTCAGCATTGACCCCAAAGGCTACCGGCGCCCACAATAGCCGGATGACGAAGAGAAATGGGCCGCTTGAGCGAGTGATCGTGTCCAAGGTCATGGACACGGCGCGTTCGCTCGGGTGGTATCCGATAAAAATCCACGGCAACGCTTTTCAACTGGCCGGGCTTCCGGACGTCCTTGTGCTCAAGGGCGGCCGGGCCGCCTGGATGGAGGCAAAGCGCCCTGGGCAGTCGCCGTCTGTGATCCAGAAGCGGCGAATCGGAGAACTGACGGCCACCGGATGCCCGGTGGCCGTTGTTTTTTCCGCAGCCGACGCCAAAAAGTTCCTGGAGGCACTTGCATGAGGCCGGAAGACCTTTGGGACATCGAGGACGAGTACGAGGAGCAGTACGCAAAGTATGCGGCCGCTGGCTCGATGGCGGCAAAAACCCAGCGGCTTGCCGTTGTTTCCATCGCCAGAAACGCGATGCCCCACCTGCCGAACACACTCGCGCTCGTCGAGGAGCTCGCCGGCCGGTTTTGTTCAACGCAGTTCTACTGCTTCGAGAACGACTCGAAAGACGAGACCGCAAAAACCCTTGATGACTTCGCTGAATTGCGCCAGTGGGTGACTGTCGAGCACGGTACGCTCGGAGGCGAGGACACAAGGGGGTTCGAACCAGACCGCACGCACCGCCTCGCCCATTGCCGGAACAAGTGCCGCGACTGGGTCGAGGCCAATGCGGCTGACGCCAACTTTGTGGCCGTCCTCGACGTCGATCCGCACGGCGGATTCTCTGTCGACGGAGTCCTGAACTCAGTCGGCTGGTTTTGCGACCTCCTTGGAAAGTCTTCGCCGACGTTCGCGCCTGGGGCGATGGCAAGTTACTCGCTTTACGTCCAGAACAAAGAAAACGCGAACGTCACCGTCGTTCACTACGACGCCTGGGCCGCCAGGTTGTCGTGGTGGGAGGACAGAAGGGAGAAAGAGGGCGGAAACTTGTGGTTTCACTACCTAATGCCGCCCGTTGGTTCTCAGCCAATCCCGATGAACTCGGCCTTCGGGGGCTTGTGTCTCTACACAAAGGATGCGTTTCTGTCTGGGAGATATGCCGGCGGCGATTGCGAGCACGTTTCTTTTCATAGGGCGATGCGACGCGCCGGCTATCAGTTGTATCTGAACCCAGGCTCAAGGTACGTCGCCATCCTCCCGTGAAATTGACGCCGAACCAAAAACGCGCCATTCGTCGCCTGTGGCGAGGCGATTTGACGATGCCAGAAATCGCAGAAGAGCTGTCGATGGCCTCTGTTGATTTTGGCGACTGCGACGTCGTCGAGTTCAGCGTTGCGTCTGTTCTCGCCCTCGCCAAGCAGATGGGTCTACCAGAGCGCGAAGACCCGGAAGTCTATGTCCCGTCCCCAGAGACGATCCGCATCGAGTGCGCCATCATACGCGCCTCGTGGACTCAGGCCGAGCGCGAAGCACGCCTCGGCGGTGGCATCTTCTGTAGAATAGAGGAGGCGACTGGAGGACACAACGATGCTGGCGGAAGTGCGCCTCATGATCGGCGCTCGTGAAGCCCGCCTCATGCTCTACAACGGCGGCGAGGTGGTTGACGACGAGCTGTGGACGTTTGAGTCAAAGATGGCGAACTCCGAGGCCGCGCAGGCCGCGAGAGTCTCGTTTGACGACCTGTACGACTTCATGAACGGCATCTCTCATGAAACAGAATGACCGTCTGTCGTATGGAAACGACGAGCCGACGCTTATGGACAAGGTTCCGGAGCCGCCCCCGAGCCACTGGGGCAAGGTGACGAGCCGAAACCGGCTGGACAGCGTGTCATATCTGTTGTTTCTGGAAGGCCACAAGCAGCGCAAGGAGGCGCAAAAAGATGGAAGAGGAAAACTACGGTGATGGTCTCAGCTTTCTTGCCAAGATCAAGCTGCTGACCGAATGGGCGCCGCTGATCGCTCGCGTTCAGGTGATTCTGGAGTCAAAGACTCCTCACGAACGCGCCGTGGCAATCGTGGACGCTCTGCAGTGGGCGGCAGGAAAGTCGAACACGGAACTGGACGACGAGGCTCTGCTTCACATCGAGTCGGTCTTGAAGAGCGACGAGGGGAAGGCAGCGTTCGATTGGGTTCTGTCGAAGGTGAACCAATGACCTGGCAGCAGATTGCGTCTCTTGCGGCGGCGGCCGTTGTTGGCCTCTGGCCGCAACTCAAGGTTCCGCGACTTGGCGGCCCGACGTACCAGCAAGCGATCGCGAATCTGGCCCTTGTTCGCAAGAGACTCGTGGACACCGGCGTTCTCGGGGATGACCAAAAGGACGCTATCGACAAGTTGACGCTCGCGCTGGTCGAGGGTTCGGACAAATGAACGTAAAGTTGAGGTTTATCGTCGTGGCATTTCTCCTGTTTTTTGCATGGAAGGGGTCGGTTCTCGACTTCGAGTGGCCGATTACGACCAAGGCGAATCGCTCCATCCCAAAGCCAGGGCCAGAGGCGCTCCGGTTTGCAGCGCCGCTCCAGGGGGTGCTACCACGAATGACCCACATCGACAGGATTTACCTGTCGAACTTTTACGACGCCCTTGCGTACATCGTTTTTCGAGATTCGCAGCGCGATAAGCCTCTCATCACGGACACGGAAAAGTTCGCTGCTTTCCACGCCGGCAGCCTGCAGCTTGCCATCGACCGCAAAGACGTTGGCAAGTACGACGGCCTCGGCGATGCCATCGACCAAGTTTTCGCCGCGGCCGTCGGCCCAGAAATCAAGCAGATGACCCCCGAGGTTCGGGACAAGATCGTCGGCGCCTGCGGCGTTCTCGCCTGGACTCTTGGAATCAACGGTGATGGATGACTTCAATCCAAAGGCCGCATACGACGCCGGCCTCGTCGGCTGCAGGAAAGACCCTCGCGCTGACGAACTGTTTGCCGACAGCGTTTTGCGCGCTGGGGGCAATCCAAACGGCGGAGAGGTTGCGCACGAGTGGGAGTTCGCGGGGGCTGGCGTCGGCGCGCTGACGATGCTCTGGCTTCATGTTGAGCACGTTTTCCCGGGGTGCTGGCCCGGCCCGCCGCAGTTATGGGGCGACTGTGTTGCGAAGGCCGCGGCAAACTGCCTTCTGACATCTCTCTGCTGCGAGATTGTCGAGGGCAAGCCAGACGAGGAGTCTGGCAAGGCTGAAGGCCCGCCGCAGCTTTCCACGGAAGGAGTCAAAAATATCCCGGTCGCAAGTGAGTCTCTTTGGGCGTGGAGGGGGTACGACCAAGACGGCTGGGTGTGCTCCGAGGCGGCGCAGGTTGCTACCGAAAAGGGCTTCCTTGTTCGCAGGGAGTACCCGGAACTTTCCATCGACCTCACCAAATACACCGATCGCACGATCCGCATTGGCGGCGCTCGCAGGCCGAGCGACAAATGGCTCGCCGAGTCGAAGAAGCACCGCGCCAGAACCGCCACCGTCGTTCGAGGGCGCGAGCAGGTGCGCGACTTCCTGGCAGCCGGATACGGCATCTTCAACTGCTCCAGCATGGGGTTCAGCGACTCCCGCAACGAGGACGGCGTTTCGTCGCAGCGCGGAACGTGGGCGCACGCGCAGTCCTTCATTGGGTATGACGACCGAAAGGAAACCGTGCTCAAGTACGGGCAACCGCTCGTGGCGTGGCTCAATCAGTGGGGGAGCTGGAACTCCGGCCCGCGCCGCGTGATGGGCACAAACTACGACCTGCCGCACGGGGCGTACTGGGCGCTCGCGAGCACGATCGACAGGGCAAACTGCATCGCACTTTCGAGCGTTGCCGGCTGGCCGCTGCGTAGCCTTCCCTCCTACGGGGCAACTGGAAATGTATAAGGCCGTTCTGTTTTCCACGTTGGTCGCTTTCCACGGATGCGACACGACGCCGAACCTGCAGCCGTGGATTTCTGTCACCGGCCACTACTCCTTGATTTGCCACGAACCCCCCCGCCCGCTTGCGGGCTGCGTCGAGGGTTGCAAGTGCAACGGCACTGGCAAGGAGAAAAGCGGCGACGGAATCACGATCGTGAATTGCCGATGCCCAGAGAACTGCCCGTGCAAGGCAAAGTCTGTTTGCAAGGATGGGAAATGTACCAGCCGCTGAAAAGCCGAGTCAGGCAACGCGGCGGTATGCGGCTTGCCATGCACGGGGCGTTGCGCGATCAACTTGTCGAGGCTGCAATCGAGGAGTGGCCCGCTGGATGCGAGGCTGGCAGAATCGAGGAAGTCCTCCGCGCCAGGCTCATGATCCGCGCCAGAAAGAAGTACGGCAGCGTCATCGCGATCATCCTGCTGTCTGCGTTCATCAACGCCCTGGTGCGAATCATCATCGACTGGTGGATGGAACGTGACTCTCATCGTGTTCTTATGACGGGATGGAACCGCCGTGCCAAAGAGGCTAAAGGCGTATAGGCCACAGGTTATTGCGCGGCCGAGCGCTGCCGAGCGCGGATACTGCTCCGCGGCGTGGCGGCGAACGAGGCTGGCGGTGATCGCCAGGGACTTGTCGCAGTGCCAGCGGTGCAGGGAGATCGTGTCTGGCAGAGAAGCGCACGTCGACCACATCATCGAGAAGCCCCACGGCACCGATGAGTTGCACAATCTGCGGCTACTCTGCCGCTCGTGCCACTCGAAGCGTCACTCCGAGGAGCTCCACGGCCGGTAGCCGTCCCGAAACCGCTTGAGGATAGACCTCGACACATCGACGACGCTATCCTTCCGAACAACTTTCATTTGCACGAGCAGCTCCAGCCACGACCGAATGTCGTATCTAGTCAGTCGATTTCCGCACTCGCCACAGTTTTCTAGCCATTCGTGACGCATGACGCCTCATTTCTTCTGGATCGTGAAACCGAAGCGGAAGCCCCGGCTTTAGGATATTCGACTTTACATCGTCGAGATTTCTTTCGAGCACATAACGCCGCCCGCCGATGGCGACCCCGAGCCTCGTCCTGTCGAGCACGCGCATGACAGTCGACCGAGAGCACCCGAGCCTTTTCGCCGCCTCCTGCAGCGTGATCGCATCGGAGATAGGCTTTTTGCCACGGACGGGTGATTGGGCTTTTGCCACGGACGGGTCATAGTGTTCGCCAAGCACTCTTTCGAGAGCCTTGCGTTGAACGAAATACTTGTTCCCGAGCCTGACGGCGGCCTTCTCGCGAAGCGCCCCACGCATGACAGTCCGGCGACTCACTCCGCAGAGCGCAGCGATCTGGTCTGCGTCAACAATATCGCCCGTGTCAAGTGTTTTCTTCATCGTCGCCCTCGAAGTAGAAATCTGCTTTATTCTGCGCCATCGCCTCGTATGTGGCCACGACAGGCTCTCCGTAGTCGATGAGTTTGTTGAGGATGAGAAACTTGAGCCACTCGCCGCCGTCGTATCGAGCGATTCTGTTTGTCATGGACGGGCCTCACAGCATTTCGCATAGGGCATCGGCGATTGCATCGTAGTCATCGCCGCTGACCAGAGAAAGCATCCGAAACCCCTCCGAGGCTGGCAGAACCTCAAGTTCAACCGGCCACCCTCGCCCAGAGACCGTGATTCGCCGAGTCTTTGGGTCATGCCCTGCGTCCCGCAACCTGCCGATCAGCGCATCGTCCAGCCAGAGACAGCCGGCCTCCTGTACCTCGATCATCGCATCTTTCACTGCGCCCATGACTTCGCACCTTTCTTTGCATTGTGGATCATTCTGTTCAAATGCGCCGCATCGAACCGCTCGTTCAGCCGAGGCAGTCGCACGCCGTTTTTCCGCAGACCGGCCGCGTAGACCAGCATCGTCTGCGGTGTTGTCTCCAGCCGCGCGGCGATTCTGGCCGCATCCTCGCCGGCTACGAAACCCGCCATGTATTCACGAACGAACGTCGTGAACGGCTTTTCATTCTGTGCACCCTTCTTCATTTCCGAACTCCCTTTCTTACCCGCCCCTTGATTTTGTAGGGGCGGCATACCAAATCCGGCATATATTCGTTCCTGCGACGGCCGGCAACGTGCAGCAGAACTGATCCGTCCTTGTTCGTGGCGTGTATGTGAATCCTCGAACCGACTCGCTCGGCACGCAGAAACGTACACACGCCACGATACGCCATCGAAATCTTCTCGCCGGCAGCGCCGCGAAGATACGGCCCTCCGGAGACTCGAAACTTGTCGCCCTTGCGAAGCAGAACGCGAGGCGACACGCGGAATTCGTGCAGAACCTCGGCCTTCTTCATGTTCAGGACTCCAGAACGCCAAACTCGAACGCCTCGTCGATCTTCTGGATTGCCCGCCACAGCGCCTTGGCGCACTTCGGACACGAAGGCCCGCCTGGGTACTCCTCGAACAGAGTGTCGAGCGCACTAAAAAGCGCCTCGGCCTCCCGCTTCGTAAAGTGAACCGCCACCGTCTTTGCCTTTGTTTTCACTGCTCTCTCCTTGCTTTCTGGTAGATCATCGCAATCCGTGCTGGCACAACGAGCCGATCGTTGCACTCTCCGCAGCACCTATCCCCCGCGAACGGCGCGGGGTTGTGACCACCCTCCCAGCCGTTTGCATCCGGCAAAATCTCTTGCTCACACAGACAGCACTTCATCATGCAACTCCTGTTCCAACTTGACCGGCGGCTCGCCCATCCAGCGCTCCGGCCGTATGTTTTTGAACCAATCCTGCATGGATGGAATGAACCCTAAATCTTCCTTGACGTGCTGCTCCCCGATGAACCGCACCGGCACGACACGCCCATCCGAGTTGGTGATCGTGTGGCCGAATATCGTCTCGGCCATAAAAATCCCCTCCGCGTGATGGCGCAGCGCACGATGCCGGAAGTCGGCCATCATCATCTTGGACTCGTCGAACCAGTCGTGAATCGGCTGGTAGTCCTCGACTGAGCCGCCCCACTTTTTCTGCGAACTGACCGCGTGATGGTACGAGTGCGCCATAGTCAAAACTCCTCGTCGTAAGACTCGACGGACTCAATCCGCTGGTTGTATGACAGCGAAACCCTGTCGCGTGCCGGGTCAATCGAGAAGGTGCCGTAACTACCCTCGTTGATTTCCCAACCGCCGTGCTCGTTTGAAAGGATGCCATAGCACACTTCGTTGAGCAGTTCACCGATGGTGTAGTTGCGCACAACCAACCGCGAACCGCCGTCAAACCACTCTCGAACCTCGTGCGGCGTGTCGCCGACTTCTGTGCTGGTGTCGATCGGCGGATCGAGAACCGGCTTCTCCAGGCCGCCGCTGTCGCCATATCCATCGAAGTCAACGTGAACTGACTTCACGCCCGCGGCGCACAGTTCACGCATGAGCACGCGCCTGCACTTGTCGAGTTTCTCTGCCCGCTCAACCCGCTCCTTCTGGAGAGCCTTCATGAAGTCGCTGTCTAATCGCATGGTTGAAATCTCCTTTTGGTAAGTACCTACACTGCAACTGCCGTGCCAACGGGCCAGACATATTCAAGATCGTTTGGCTCGCTCCATCCGAACTGGCCGTAGTGCTCCGGAAGTTTGCGGAGCAGATTGCTTCTGTGCGACGCATGAAAATCCTCGCACCCCAGCCACGGTGGCCTGCCGCAATCGTCGCGCCCTTGCTCGATGATGCACGCTGCAGCGTAGGAAAACTGATCGCGTAGTGTGTCTCTGTAGCCTCGACGCCGCCACTCAGCGCAGACTGTGATCGCATACAGGCACAGCGAATACTCGTACCCTTGCCACATACGGGTCGCAGGGTGATTCCGCCAACTACTTGGCTTATCACGCAGGGGGCCACCGATCGGCACGCCGAGCGCCTGCAAAATCTGCTTGCACTCGACCCGCTGCTTGCCGAGCCTTCGGTAGTCCAGGCACATTGCAGAGTCGATGAAATTGTCGTAGGGGAGAAAGGTTTGCATCACCGCGCCTCTTTTTTGGTTGCGGCTTCAATTTTGTCCATCAGCACTTCGCACGACTCTGCTATTCGAGACTTGCGCTCGCGAAATGGATTGCGAGCCAGTTCCTCGGAATACAGCGTCCAGACGGCCCGCCGCAGCGCTTTCAATTCGTGCGACTTGAGTTCAAGAGTCAGTTTCATCTTGCTTCTCCCCTTGTTGGTGCGATTCGTGCGACAGCTCGATCCGATTGTGCACCGCGATTTCATTCACAAGCATCCTGGCGCGGTCGCCCGGATACTGCCCGCCCGCCAGTTCGCAGCGCCATTCCGGACAGTAGATGGAGTAGTTCCCAGTTTCCTTGTCGAGCCGAATCCGGAGCCAGAATTCCTCGTACAGACCTTCTGGATAGTCCTCCATTTCAGTTCGCCTCCACGTTGACGCTTACGCGGCTCGCCACTTCCTTCCAGTCAACGTGCTCCATCAGAGCACGCGCCACGACTTGCTGAACAAACGGTGGCGTCTTGACCATGTATTCGGACAGCACACCCATGAGCGTTGTTTGCAAATACTGCGCGCGAACTTCAAGGTCGCCGCCGCGAGACTCGATTTGATTGAGTCCGTCGCGAACCGCGTCGGCTCCCTCTTTGCGAAGCGTGATAAGAGTCAAAACGTCACTCGTGAAACCGTCAACTACAGCAGTCATGCTTGGTTCTCCTTGTTGTTTTCATCACCATGCAACTGTCGTGCCGAACCTTCGGCCTTCGAGACAGCGGCAAGCGCGTTGAGCAAGACGCGATCCTGCAGTGCAATCCTGTCGGCGTTTTCGCCGAACTCGATCGACTCCAGAACTGCGCAGCACAGTTTCAGTTCAGAAAGCAAGTCAGGGGCAGCAGCCATGAGCCTTGCGTCTGCGTCTGTGCAGTCAAACGGCTCCGTCGTTATGTCATTTCCGTTTGAAAGCAGAAGCCAGCCGCTCTCTGCTTTGTCAAGAACCCACGGCCCCGGTGTATGGCTACTCATCACTCATCCCTCCCTTCTGCTTTGGCTATGACTGTTTTGCATCGACGCAGAACTTCGTATCCGTAAGACCCAGGCTCACTGCTGCCTTCGTCGTAGTGAACTAACTCCTTGAGTGCTGCAAGCAACTCAGGGGCTTCGGCAATGAGTTTCTCGTTAGCCTCTCCGTTGCCTCCGGCGTGGGTTACTTCCGCAACGTCGTAACTTGGTGAGCCGATAAAGGAATTGCTAAACCCCTGTTTTCGGTAAGCAACCCACGGCCCGGGTGTATGTCCGCTCATTCTCTTGTCTCCTTTTCTGCGTAGTCCTCCCACAAAACTTTCTCGATTTCTTCCCTCGTTCCGGTGTATTCGTTCGTGTAAAGAAGCGTGAAGAACTGACCGTCAGACAACTCGGCCACAACGCCTGGGTCGTAGACGATTGCCGCAACGGCGTTTTCGACCTCGAACCCGAAAGCGTTCTCCAGAATCGAAAGATCAGTTTTTCGCTCCGCTGTTTTCACCCACTCTGCGAATGTCATGCCACTTGCTCCTGTTGTTGTTGAATCCACGCTGCAGCCTGCGCCCCAACGTGTGCCGTGTATGCCGGCGGGAAACCCTCTTTCAGTTCATTCCACGAAATCGGACGATCGACGCCCATCGCAAATCGACCTTCCTCGACTGTTCGTGCCGTCGATCCGCCAATCACTAACTTTCCGGTTTTTTTGCACACGCCTTTGCAGGTGTCGCCCATCGTGTGATACACGCCGATTGGCTTTCCCTGCTCCAGGTGTTTGCATCCAGACCCAACAAGCGGAAACGACGCCAGGAAGTATCGGTGCCGGCGAACTTTCAATCCATACGCCGACCCGCACTCAATCACTGCATTTTCCATGCCGGGCGCACCCTGTACGTTTTCGACAACCCACGGCACGCCGCAGTCGCGGAGTAGTTCGAGCGTCGGCGTCAGCAGGTCGCCGTATTTGCTTTTACCGCCCTGCGCATCCCGCAGGTGCTTCGCTCTCGTGTGTGCTTGGCACGGAGGGGACGCATGAATCAGATCGAACTGACGCAGGTAGTCTCTGTCACGCAGAACGTCGAGCGCGCTGCCCTGGTGAAACTCGTATGGGTAGTTTGGCTGCGGGCGAATGTCCCAGCCAACAACGTCGAATAATGCGCGCCGGTAGCCTTCGCCCGCCATCCCTGCACCGCAATACAAATCGAGGACTCTCATATCTGTTCCCCTGTAGCCTCGTGGACAGTTCTGCCACTCGTTTTCAGAACTGCAAACTCCATGCCATCGGCCCGACAGCCCCGATAGAGCCAGTGCGGAGCAACTCGCGGATTGAACTGCACCGGCTCCCCGGCTTGTGTTTCGCACGGACGGGTCAAAACTGAATCGCACTCGATCCACGCACACGGCGTCTTGTTGGCTCCGTTGTGGATTCGCTTTGCCAGTACGGGTCTATTCACAAGCCGGCAGCCGCGAAGCTCTAGGCTTGCCTCGCGCGGGTCTACATATTCGACTCGCTCGCCGGTTCGTATCTGCCAGTGGCCGCAGTGCTCACCGGCCCCAAGGTGAAAGCGGACGCGATTCACTGTGGCCTCCGTTCGCCGAAACGATGAAGCATGGAGCGCAAAAGATCGGCGTCAGTTAGCGCGATTACAACGTCCGCTATGTTCCCCTGGTACATGGGATGCAGTCCGTTTTCCGGATACTTCCACACGAAAGGCACACGGTTGACCATGAGTCTGACTGTTGCCTCCAGCCTTCCGGCGAGTTCTCGAAAGCACGGCTGGCACTTTCGTAGTTCTGCCTTTGTCACAGGACGGTCGAAGTCGCGGACAACGGCGCGAAACAGGGCCGCCGCTACGTCGCTGATTTCCGGCATAGCCTCGAAGTAGGCGGCGCAGAACTCTGGCGCAATCTCGAATCGCTCGGGATAGCGCGACTCGCCGTGGCTCTTGTTGAAAACAAGCCCAATCCTGCGCTCTTCGATTTCGTGCTCGTCGCCGTCGAATATGGCTTTCATTACTCGTTGCCCTCGCTCAGTTCCTCAAAAATTGTTTCAGCGTTTTTCGCGTACCAGTCACCTACCTTTTGGTCGATGTAGCAGTAGATGGCCGCCATGCCGTTGTTGTCTCGCGAGTTTGTGCCGATACCGGCGTTTTCGTATGCCTCCTCCAAATCGGCGGCATGGAGAAACCATGCTGCCTCGATTTGGCTAGTCCAGATCGGAACCGCGCCATCCACGATTTCGTGGATGGCTCCCGAGTAGTCCAGATCGTTTCGGAGGCACGGCACCTCGTCGGGCTTGTTCTCTTTGATGTAGGCCCGCAGTTCTTCCTCGACCTGCTCGATCGCACTATCCACACAGTCGGGCAGAACGTCGTCGATTTCGATTTGTCGTTTCATGGTTTGTTTGCTCCTTCGGGTTATGGATTTCACCTGCTGCACAAGTCGTGCCAAACCGAAAAACTTTTGGCGGGCGGGTCTTTGTCACGGGCGGGTCTTTGTCACGGGCGGGTCTTTGTCACGGGCGGGTCTTTGTCACGGGCGGGTCTTATTTATGGATCGCCCGCGCCCGCGCCCGCGCCCGCGCCCGCGCCCGCGCCCGCGCCCGCGCCCGCGCCCGCGCCCGCGTGCGCGTGCGCCCGCCCGCGTGCGTGTGCGTGCGCCCGTGTGCGTGCGTGCGCCCGTGTGCGTGCGTGCGTGTGCGTGCGCCCGTGTGCGTGCGTGTGCGTGCGCCCGTGTGCGTGCGTGTGTGTGTGTGTGTGTGTGTGCGGGCCGCCTGCGTGCCCCCAGGCGGCCGCCCGTTCCGTAAAGGGCCGGGGAGCCGGCCGCCCCCGCCATCGGCCGCCAGGCGGCCCGCCAGGTGGTCTAAAGTTGACAGGCCGGCCGGCCGATGAGTAGGCTACCGGGCCGCACAATGCCGCCCGCCACTCCAGGAGCCCTCCCGATGATTCGCGACTTGTTCCGCGCCGCCCTCGCGGCGATCGTGCTCTGGCCCGCCGCGCCGTCCAGGCCGGCGGCCCCGCCCGTGCCGGCCCCGGCCCCCGTCATGCTGCCCGTGGCGGCCCCGTGGCCCGCCCAGCCGCCCCCGCCCGGCCCCGTGGCCCGCATCATCGGGGCGGCCGATCGGGTCGCGGCCCGATGGCTCCCCCCACTGTAGGGGAAAAATCGAGGCCGTTTTTTCAATTCGCCCAAGTGTCCAGTGGGGCGAAAAACTACTGGCGCGGCCGTGAAACAGCAAAAACGGAAAAAACGCTTGACAGGACTTGACCGGCTAGCGTAGAATGGTGGTGAAGCGAGGGGCGACCGGCGGCAACGTGTCGCCGGCCCCCCGCCGGAATAGGCGACCGGGAGACAAAAACGATGGAATACGACCCTTTCTCGTGGATTCTCGACGAAATCGACGACCCCGCCGGCATGAGTGATGCCGATTTCGACGCGGCTATCGTGGCCCGCCTCGAAGCGCTCGATGAGTGCATGGCCGGAGTGTACGCCGATATGGAAGCGCTGGAGCGATTGGTCGGCGAATAGGCGACCGTAGGACATAACCCGCCGGCCGTGTTTCGGGGCGATCGCCCCGGCGGCCGGCGGGGGGACAGGTGACGATTGACAACGGGAGACGATGAATCATGGCTAAGGTAGACTCTTGGAAAGTGGCTGAGGCGGTGGTCGGCTGCGGCACGGGCAATACGCTGCTCTACGGCCCGCCCGGCACCGGGAAATCCTATGCGGCCCAGGGCGGGGCGGCCGACGTGTTCAACGTGACGCTCACGCCGGAGACGCCGGCGGCCGAATTGCGGGGGCATTACCACCCCCGCGGCGGTGAATTCGTCTGGCAGGATGGCCCCGTCGTGATGGCGCTTCGTCGCGGTGCTCGAATCGTGCTCAACGAAATCGACCACGCCGGCGGCGATACGCTGTCGTTCCTCTTGGCGGCGCTCGACAACCCGGAATCGTGCCGGATCACGCTCCCGTCCGGGGAGACGGTGCGGCCCGCCCCCGGGTTCCATTGTGTCGCGACGATGAATGGCCGGCCGGAGGACTTGCTCCCGGCGCTCCGCGATCGGTTCGCGGCGGCGGTTGAAATCACTGACGTTCACCCGTCAGCCATCGAGGCGCTGTCGGATGATCTGCGGAACGCGGCCCGTGGCACCGTGAACGCCGGGGAAAGCGATCGCGTTACCCTGCGTTCGTGGCTGGCGTTTGATCGGCTGCGGCCGATGATCGGGCCAGAGTTGGCGGCCCAGGCGGTTTTCGGCGTCGACTGGCGGGCTACGCTCGACAGTCTGACCGTGGCGGCCGAATAGGCTCCCGTTGCCAGTGGCCCCGGCCGGCGCGTTGCCGGCCGGGGCGGATCGGATCGACACACTTTCCGGAGGATTGAATCATGCCAGTTCAAGATAGAAACCGCCCCGTTCCGGCGGCAATCGACGGGCGAACGTGGACGGTGCGAGAAAGCGCCAACGGTGGCGGCGCGTGCGACACGAAAAAGGCGGATATGTTCGCCCCGTTGGGCGGATCGCCCACGGCTCGAATGATTCGTAATCACGAGTTGATCCACGCCCGCATCACGCCCCGGGTGAACGCCGGCGCTGAGGCGACGAAGGCCGGTTTGACCGTCGAGGCGCTGCAGTGGTCGGAAGATTACCGGGTCGGACTGATTCAAGCGCGTCGCGGCCTTGTCGACCGCGACGCGCTGTCGCCCGTCGAGTGTCAACTGATGGCTGGCAACGTGGCGCATGATCGCCGGCTCGTTGCCGGCTCGTTGCTGTCGCTGCTCCCGTTGCATGATCAACGGGAGCGGATGGAAGCCGCGCTCGTGGCGGCCGGTTGGGATTCGGGCGACCTCGCCGATATCCGATCGACGCTCCACGAGATAACCGACATGGCATACGCTCCGTTCCGCGATCGGCGGAGGGCGTCGATGAAGCGGAAGCCTACCGGGTTCCGCAAAATCACCGTGCCGTTGGCATCGTACTTCGATCACGAGTTCCCCGTAGCGCCGCCCCCGTCGAAAGCCGGGGACGGCAAGGCCGATCCAAAGATCGTCGAGAAACTCGACGCAATTCGAGGCATCGGCAAGTGGGGGAAACTCACTGACGTTCACCGGCTGAAACTCACTCGCGCTGTCAAGCCGCGCCGCCCGTTGGGGCGACGGTTTGCCGATACCGGCGTGATACCGTCAGCCGTTCACCGGCTGCCCGTCGACGGCGCTATCTTCACGACGAAGCGCCGGCAGCGGGGCGGGTCGATCCTGTGCGACAATTCCGGCTCGATGTCATACGATGATTCGGACATAGAGCGCATCATCCGGAATGCGCCGGCCGCCATGATTGCGTTTTATGCCGGCGGCCGCCGGGGCGGGAAGCCTATGGGGCGGATCGTGATCGCGGCCGATCGTGGCCGGGCTGCGACTGTCGACGAAGTAGAGCGCGCCATGCCGGGCGGGGAGAATTACGTTGACGGGCCGGCGCTGCGCTGGCTGGCGCGGCAACCCGCCCCGCGCTACTGGGTGAGCGATGAGGGCGTCGGCGGTGTGAGCGATTTCGGCGTCGGCGGGCCTTGCTGGCACGAGTGCCGCGCAATCTGCAGGGCTGCGAATATCACAATCGTCCCCTCGATCGACGCGATTCGATAGTGGCCGGGTGAGTGTGGCCGGCCGGCGCTCAATTCGAGCGCCGGCCGGTTTTTTTGTGCGCCGAGCCGAAATCGACGCAATAGGATTGCGCCTCCCGGCCGATCGCCGGGGCGGCCGACCCTCGATACCCCCGGTTTGACGCCCCGGCCGCCGGCCTCGAGACAGGCCTTGACCGGCTCGCATGGCCGATCGCCCAGGTGCGCCGGCCTCGATCGCCCAGGTGCGCCGGCCTCGATCGCCCAGGTGCGCCGGCCTCGATCGCCCAGGTGCGCCGGCCTCGATCGCCCAGGTGCGCCCAGGTGCGCCCAGGTGCGCCGGCCTCGATCGCCCAGGTGCGCCGGCCTCGATCGCCCAGGTGCGCCCAGGTGCGCCCAGGTGCGCCCAGGTGCGCCCAGGTGCGCCGGCCTCGATCGCCCAGGTGCGCCGGCCTCCCCGCGTGCAGGATGGCGGGGAAAATTTGCGGGCGGGGAGGGGGGGGCGGGCAATTTTTCCGGCGGCCCCGGCAGAC